TCAATCCAGCTTTTAATTCTAAGCAAGCAGTAACTGACTTTACTATCAAAATGGGAGTTGTTCCTGAATATATTTTATACGAAATGGGTTTGCAAAAAGAATGGCAAACTGTTAAGGGTAGAAACATTATAGAAGAAATGAAAAATGTATTAGCTCGAGACCCTGAAATGACAACTGAAAGCTTAGTAGAAGTGGCTAGTAAATATGGTAAAGGTTGGAAAGATAAAGCAATGAATTTTGCTACTAAATTTATGACATTACCTGAAACTGCTTTACGTAGAGACGCATTTATGGCTCATTATGTTCAAGCTTGGGAAAAATATGGTGGAGCATTTAAAGAATATGACCATCCATTCTTAATTGAAATGGCTAAAAAAGGTGTAAAAGCTACTCAGTTTTTATATAATGCTCCAAATAGACCAGCTTTTGCTAGAACTGCATTAGGTAAAGTATTTGCAAGATTCCAAATGTATGCATGGAACTCTGTTAAGTTACGTAATGATATTAGAAGAGATGCTAAAATAGCAGGATATAAACCAGGTACTCCAGAATTTGAGCGATATAAGCGTTTTTGGATGGCAGATATGTTTATGCTTGGTATGGCTAATGTATTTGATTACTCATTATTTGATACTAACTTACCTCAACCATATGGCTGGTATAAAGATACAGCTGAATGGATATTTGGAGATGAAGAAACTAGAGATAAAGCCTTCTTTGGCGCTTATCCAGAGCCAATTGCACCATTGCAAATGATTACTCCTCCTTCTTTTAGGTTAGTTGGTCCAATTATGAATGGTTTTATAAATGATGATTGGCAACGTATGTCTAAATATCATATATGGAATGCATTTCCATTTGGTAGAATGGGAAGAGATTTATTTGGAGAATATAATATTATAGATAATCCATCTAGAATACCTGAAAAACTATTTGGTATTCCATTGGGACAAATGCAGAGAAAGCGTACTGAAATGAATCGTAGATGGGAAGAAGAAGAAGAAAGGAGATTACTTGACCTCTAATGATAATGAACAAATTAATTTAGATGTTAACGATGATATTGGTGATATATTAAAAAATACCGATAGATTTGTTGATGGAGATATTAGCGGTGGTAATGAATTACTTGATAAATCAGCTAATTTTATTGCTAATAATGCAAAACTCTCTACTCAATTATTAGGAACTGCATCATTGTTGTATGGTGGAAAAAAAGCTTATAAGAATATTGGACCAGCTGGTCCTGGAAGAATGCTTGCTGATTTTGCTAGTAATTATCTTGATGGATTTTATGCTAAAGGAAATACATCTTTTGATAAAATGAAATTATATGGTCAAGAATTAGCTAAAACTACAGGCAGATTAATAAAACATTCAGTTAATCCTCGTGAAATGTTTACCTATAAACAGACTGGTGTAAGTCCTTTAGTTGTTGATAGAATTGATAGACTGCCTCAACGATTATCTCAAGTAGACCAAATGTATATTGATGGGCATTTTGGAGAATCTGGTCAAACAGCTATTGATAATGCTAAAAAATTAAAAAATCGATATGTTAAAGAAAGGCATTATAAAGTTTTAAATGATGCTGCTAATCGCGAAATATTTACTGGGAAAAAGAGTAAAATATTAATGGATTACGTTAATCAAGAAGGTAGTGGAAGAAAATCATGGTGGACTAAATCTACTTCTAAAGAATTTTTAGATAATGCTGGTAGTCGTAAAGTTGCAAATTACATGTTACGACCTTGGAAAACTGGACTACCTGGATTTGATAAAAGCTTAGAATTTGGACAGAAAGGCTTACGTTATATTAAATGGAACGATAATTCTATTAGTGGAGTATTAAGAGGTGCTCAATTCAACGCTGATACTTATCATGTTCTTGAACAACTTAAAAACAAAAGAGATATAAAAAATGTAAAAGATGCTTTAGCATATGTTCATCGTAAAGGTTATAAAGGTGCTTCTATTATAGATGGGAAATTACTATTTAACTTTAGCCCTCAATGGAAAAGTAATTTTGATTGGGGTGGATATAATGCTGTGGCTGAATGGGATTTTGACAATAGAACTAGAGTAAAATTTAGAGCTACTGATTTACGAGATACCCCAATGTCTCCTGTCTTTAAAGATGCTAAAAATG